GGCCGGTTAGATGACAAAGGAAACCCGATTGCGGAGAACTTTGATAACCTCAAAAGTCAGTGCTATTTTAAAATTGCTGAAAGAATTAACAAAAACGGTTTATATTTACAATGTGAAACTGAGGAAATTAAGCAATGGATAATTGAAGAACTTGAACAAGTGAAGCAAAAATCACTTGATAGTGATATGAAAAAAGGTGTGGTGCCAAAAGATAAAATAAAAGAATTGATTGGCAGAAGCCCCGATTTTTCAGATACGATTATGATGAGGGAATATTTTGAGTTAAAGCCGAAAGTGGCTTTTCGGGCAGCAATATATTAAATATTAAACAATGGATATTTTTGGCATCAAAGCATTAAAACAACAAAACCAGCAACTGCTGGGCAGCATAAAAGCCCTACAAACCTTTAACCGGGGCCAATCAATAGAAAGCATAAGGACAATGATTTTTCCCAACTGGCAGGCAGTTAAGGAAATTGATGCCTATGTTATATTTGATGATGTGTATGCCGTTGTTTCACGCCTTGCAACTTCATCAGCACAAGTTGATTTGAAGTGCTACAATGAACTAAATAATGAGGAACTGCCGCCAACAGATCCGCTGTGTGCTTATGTGCGAACCTTAACGCTGGAGGAAAAGGAAATAATGTACACATGGTTGTATTTAACGGGTGAAGTGTTTATGTTTAAAGACCGTGTGAAATTCGGGCCTGAAAAAACAAAACTAAAAACACCGTTCATGCACCCTGCATTTATGACTGTGATTTTAAGTGATGTATTTCCAAACCCTATAATTGGGTACAGATACCAGGACACACAAACCACTTTTACACTTGATGCCTCGGAGGTTATTTATGCAAAATATTTCAACCCTACAACCCGGTATAATGAACGCCACCGGGGTATGTCGCCATTAAAGGCACTGGCTCAAAGGTTAACCCGTTTGCAGGCAAATATGTCCGCTTCAGTTTCACAGATGCAAAACGGCGGTGTGCCTTCCATTGTATATGATAAAACCCCCGGCATTGATCAGGACAGGGGCAGCGGCGGTGCAGCGTTAAATAATGAGGTAACCGTAATGGGGCAGCACAAAGACAATTTCAGCCGCTTCCTGCGTAATTCAGATAATAAAGGTGCGCCGTACTTTGCCGCCGGTGAAATGGGTGTAATACAACTTGGGCTGTCATTAGTTGAACTGGATGCGCTTGTTATGGGTGATGTTGACTTTGATAAGATTTGCAACGCCTTCAGTATTTCATCTGTTTTGTTTAACAACAAAAAAGCCAGTACAGAAAGTAACGTGAAGGAGATGCGCAAGGATATGTACACCAACGCAATTATCCCGAACCTTATCCGTATGTGTAATGCAATTACAAAGGGTACTGTTGATGTGTTTGGGGATAACAAATGTGTTAAGCCTGATATTGGCAGCATACCGGAAATGCAGGAGAACATGGAAGAAAAGGCTCGTGCTTGGGCAGCATTACCGGCTATTGTGATAAACGAAATGAGGGTATCAATGGGTCAGGATGAAAGCACCGATCCGATGGCTGACAAGCTACTTATAAAGACCGGGTACAAATTTGCAGATGATTTAAACATTGAAGTTGAACCTATAAAAGACGAAGCAGATGACTACGGAAAACCGGATAAAGAAGATAGTTGAGGATAACATACCGCTGGATCCTAAATGTGAAACGAAGCGCAAGCAGCAGATGTATCAGCGCATTCAGATCAGGATGCAGGTTGAAGAACTTATCCGGGGGCTATCCTTAACACAAACATTTGAACCACGCACAGAATACAAGCAGCATGAACCGTACTGAAAAAGAGCAATATTGGTTAAAGTTTCACCGGTTTCAAATGCGGTATGAAAATATGTATTTACCAAAAATAAATGCAGCGTTAAAAGAACAGGTGCAGGCATACATAAAAAACAAAGATACCGTATATGTAAGGTCTGGTAAGTTGTATGAAGTACTTATGGAATTGTACATACAGACCGGCCTTAACTGGGCAAAGCATACCCGCAATGATTTTCAAAAGAAAGCCGGTGGGCAAATGGGTTTTAGTGAAACGATTGTGAACTTCATGCGGCAATATTTTAGTTTTGATTTATTAAACGATGCCGAAAATATAACGCAAACCACAATAAGGTTAATACAGGAAGTTTTATCCGATGCCGCACTTGAAGGCTGGGGTTTTGATAAAATTGTAGATAAATTGGTTGCACCTGACTTTACCGCCAAACGTGCCAGGCTAATTGCCCGTACTGAAACGGTTGGGGCTGCCAATGCCGCTGCCATACAGAACGCAAAGCTATCCGGCCTGCCGTTAAACAAAATATGGATTGCTGCAAGGGATAACCGTACCCGGCTGCATCACCAGGAGGTTGATAATGCAGTGGTTGGCATAGATGATACTTTTGAGGTTGGTGATTCATTAATGCAATACCCCGGCGATAAAGATGGCGGTGCCTCGGAAGTATGCAACTGCCGGTGTGCTATTGCCTTTATTCCGATTGAAGATTAAATATTTTTACAGACCGGTTAAAATACCGGTTTTTTTTATAAAAAAAATATTTTTGCAACATTGTTGCAAATTTGTTTAACTTTACTGTGAAATGAGTACATACAATCACAAACAGCCGCATTTCCTTACCGCTTCCATTAAAGATATGGATGTGAAGCAGGGTATCGTTACTGGTTATGCCGCAAGTTTCAATACCTTGGATGCTGATCGGGATATTATCATGCCTGGTGCATTTTCAAAAACAATTAAAGAGCAGGGGCCGGGTTCAGTGCAACCACGAATAAAGCACCTGCTTAATCATAATACATCACAACCTTTGGGCGTACCGCAAATGCTTAAAGAAGATGGCAACGGTTTGTATTACGAATCTAAAATAGGAAGTAATGCCGTGGCGGTTGACTTTATGAAAATGGTTGATAGCGGCCTTATCACTGAACATTCAATAGGTTTTAACACAGTGCGCAAGACCGTACAAAACCCGGATGCAGATTGGAAGGAACAAAAAACGCAAATACATGAGGTTAAACTTTATGAATTTTCATCACTGACTGCATGGGGTTCAAACCAATACACGCCGCTTATAGGCATGAAAACTTTAAAGACCGTTGAAGATCGTATTGAAAACCTTATCAAAGCTATTGACAAAGGTACATTCACAGATACAACATTCTTATTCCTTACAGACGAACTTTTATTCTTACAAAAAGCCTTCAAAGATATTACCACTCCCGCCGCAGTTGCACCGGAGCCGGATTATGCGAAGCAAATAAAAGAGGCATTCTCACAATTTACTTCACAATTACAAATTAATTAAAATGGAAACGAACGAAATAAAAACATTACTTACCACCGAACTGGAAACAGTTAAAGCCGCCGTGGTAAAAGTAGCCGAAACAAATACGGCTGCCGAAATTAAAAAAATGTCTGATTTAATAGATCAGAAATTTGCCGCTTTAAACACTTTGCCTGCTGATGTACAGCCTGCCATGATCACTAAAGCTGTTGCCGATATTAAGCAACTGGTTGAAGATTGGGCAAGTATGGAAAAGCTGGTTAAAGATGGCCGCTTTGCTGCAAATGGTACTGAAGGTAAAAACTTTCAGCAAGCCTTTGCAATAGCCGCAAAAGAAAATGCAGACAAAATTCAAGGGCTTAAGAAAGGTGAAAGTTTATCACTTGACCTTAAAGATATGACCTTTGGTAATGCATTTACAACTGCCGGTGCAAGTGTAACCTATGTAAAGCCTGGCATCATTGAATTGCCAAAAAGAAAGCTGCACATCAGGGAATTGTTACCCGGTGGCGGTATGGGTGCTAACAGCACTTTTGATTTTGTAAAAGAAATCACAGGATCAGGCAGCCCGATTGCCCCAACTGCTGAAGGTGCTTTAAAACCTCAGTTTGGTTTGGCTTTACAGGAAACATCAGTTAAAGCACAGTGGATTGCAGGCTTTATGAAAATGTCTGTTAACCTGTTGAACGATGTGGAAGGTATGACTACTTTCTTACAGAGCCGTTTACCTGAGAAGCTGTTGCGTGTTGAAGATGAGCAAATCTTAAACGGTAACGGTGTTGGTTCAAATCTGTTAGGTATTCAGTCAGTAGGCAACTACACTGCCGCTGCTGTTGCAGTTACAAACAGGGCCGAAACATTGGTTAACGCAATATCACAACTGGAAAACCTTGACAGGGAAGCCAACGGTATTTTGCTTAACCCTGCCGATTGGTATAACCTTTGGTTGTATAAAGCAGCTACTTCAGGCGAATACACTTTACCGGTTAACCTGGTTGAGAAAATCGGTTCTCAAATGTTCATTGCCGGTGTACCTGTATTTAGGTCAACTGCTCAAACTACATTTGATTACTTGGTAGGTGATTGGAACATGGGTGCTAACTTCATCACAAGGGAGCCAGCCCGTGTTGAGTTCTTCCGTGAAGATGGAACTAACGTACAAACCAATCAGGTTACTGTTCGTATCGAAGAAAGAGTTGCACTGCCTGTATATGGCAACGACTACTTCATCTACGGTACATTCGATGCAGTATCTTAATGCAAATGGTTAGTAAATAACAATGGCCCTGTCCTGAATTGGGCAGGGCTATTTTAATAAATAACAATGGACTATTCAAGGAATGAAGATTATTATTGGCGGGATAGAAAATACAGTGCTGACCTTGCAAAAGGGTTATACAACGGTACAACCAATGTTGTATTTAGCAGCGAAGGTGCTGAACCGGTTACCCTTGCTGATGTAAAGTTATGGGGCAAGATTGATCAGACGGCTGATAATGCGCTGATCACCGCACTGATTACCACAGCCCGCTTGATGTGTGAACACTACACCAATACTTCCCTGGTTACCCGGACTGTGGTGGCTGATATAAATAATGCAAACGGTGGCTTTATTTTGCCATATGGCCCTGTTACCAACACGCCAACGGCGGTTGACTGGCAGGGTGATGCGTTAACCTTAGTTTGGAATTTCAGCCAAATACAAACACCTTACGGGCGTATGGCGGTAACTTACACAGCGGGGTTTGCTTCGCTGCCTGAAGTGTACCGCACGGCTATAATGGAACAGGTTTTATTCCTGTATGAACACAGGGGGGAGGAGAGAAGCGAAATGTCGCCAATAGCCAAATTAATTCTTAATCCATTAATACGCCAAAAATAATGGGTATCGGTAAATTTAACAGACGGCCAATATTTTTTAATGAAACCTATGCCGTGGATGCAGGTGGCGGCTCAAGACCAGTTGAAACTGAACGCTGGGAACAGTGGGCGCAAATAGATGACAGGACAGGCAGCAGCACCTTTGCACAATCACAAGATTTGAACACAAATGATTACCGGGTTAAGGTCAGGTTTGATGGCCGCTTCAGTTCACTTACCGGAATGATCTATGAAGGGCAGGTTTGTAAGATGAACAGTATGAGTATTGAAACTGAAGGTTACAAGCATTTTTTGAATTTACAATTTACAAAAACTGATACATTTTATAATAATATACTAACGGAAACTGAAAATAATTTAATAACAGAATCAGGAGATAATATAACTATATAACATGGCAAATACTAAAATTAGCGAACTAACAGCAGCAACATCATTAGACGGAACAGAAAGCGTGCCTATTGTTCAAAGCGGTGCAACAAAAAAATCTACTACCCAGGATATTGCTAATCTGGCAAATAGTGAAGTTGTTTTTGTCGATGTAAAATCGGATTTCCCAGCCGCTGTTGGCGGTGTGATAACATTGGAGGATAATGTAACGTATTTTATTACAGGAACGGTTGACCTTACAGGAGATAGACTAGTTTGTGGAGTTAATACAACTATTATTGGTGGCTCTTCGGAAAATTGTAGAATAAAATCAACAGGACTGGCTGCTGCATTAATAACATCTAATTATTCTTTACCAATTAGAAATATAACTATTGAAGCAGATTTAGCTTTAGACTTAGATGGTGATGGAACAACAACCGCCCTGGATTGGTTTGGTGTAAACTTTACAGATTGTGCAGTTGTCGGAACGATTAAAGATTATTCAAATTTTATTCTGACCGACAGTGCTTTTCTTAATTCAGGTGGTTTAACTTTTGACGGAACTATTGGGACTATTGGTATTTCTCAATGTTTATTTAATTGCAATGCAGGAAATATCGTTTTTATATTACCAGCAACATTGATTATTTCAAGAAGATTTAGGGTTATATATTCTTCATTTGTTGTATTGACAGGAGAAATAGGAATAAATGTAAATCCAAGTGCTACTATACCAACTGAAGCTTACATATTAGATACGGTAAATTTTAGTGGTGGTGGAATATATCTCGCTGGCATAGATGAAACTTCTAATGATAGTTTGTTTATTAATTGCACCAACATAACAAACACAGCAGTAAACGGTCAGTTATATATGCAAGGCAATGCAACAGCAACAACAATAACCGTACAAAACACATTTTATAAAGTTGCCGGAACAACAAGTGTAAGTGCTGATACGAGTAAATTTAGTCATTCAAACAATAGGTTGACCTGTGATGCTGTAATTAGTAGAAAATATTTAATACAAGCTAATTTATCATTTACATCTGGTAATAATAATGTTTGCGAATTTGGCTTCTATGACAGTCAATTACTTGCTGTAAGAACGCCATCAAGAACTAAATCTACTGCAAATCCATCAGGTAGAGCAGAAAATGTCTTTTTTGCGTGTGTCGTAACAATGGGGCTGAATGATTATATAGAAATTTATTGCACTAATACAAGTGCATCTACAAATATAACAGTTGATCAGTTGAATTTTATAATAACAGAAATAAAGTAATTTTAATAATGGCTGGATCTGTCATAAAAATCGAAGGGTTGGAAAAAACATTAGCAAGGTTTGATGTAAAGAAGTATGAGCCGCAGATACAGCAAAGTTTTGATAAGTTTGGGTTAAGAGTAGAACTGGCAGCAAAGCAGGCGGTGCCAGTAGATGAAGGTAGGCTGAAAGGTTCAATATTTCAGCAACCTGGGCGGTTATCATCTACATTCGGGGCAAGCGCCGATTATGCTTCGTTTCAGGAGTTTGGTACACGAAAGTTTGCAGCCGCTTATATTGCAACATTGCCCAAAGATT